TGGAGTCTGCTCTCAGTCTTCTCGCATCGCGGACACTTGAACTCATACAGCGGCATTCGGTCTCCAGTCTGCGCCAGCCCAGTAGGGCTTGCCTAGTTTGCGTTCCTCTGTCCGGCGACAGTAGGAGCACTCGCCACAGGTTGGAGCGTCAGGCACGATGGCGCGTTGGCAGAGTCCGCACCACAGCACACGGCTGCACGGTCTTCGCTTCCCTAGTCCGCGAATGTCGCCAGGCTTGCAGAGATGCTCGATCATCGCTTGGCTCTGCGTGCGGCGCGGTTCACAGGCTCAGGCTTATTGGCGAACAGAGCGCTCACCTTCTGGAAGAGCGGCTCCCACTTGGTCGCGTAGACCAAGTCAGCGTCGTACTCAAGCATCGTGGCGGCTAGGCGCGCGCGGTCAATGTCACCAGTCTTAGTGGCGATGTAGTTCTCGCACAGCGCTTGGTAGATCCCGTCAACGTTAGGGATGATCGAGAAGGACTCTTGGAAGTCCTCGTAGTGCAACTGACCCTGTACGACGTGACCGTAGTCACGTACTAGCTCAGGCTGTGCCGTGTGGTTGCTGACGATCACAGGGGTGCCAACCGCCTGCGCTTCAATGACTGGAACACCAAAGCCCTCGGAGCGTGATGCTAGGAGCAGCACGTCAGCGGAGCGCGTTAGCCGAGCCAGCGTCTCAGCCGGTACGCCAGCGCGCATCTGCACTGAGTTCACCCAGCGGATGCGATCCTCTGGTGCGTTCAGCAACTTGAGCAGAGGGATCAGGTTGATGCCGTCTAGGTGACCCCACTTGTCCGTGTGCAGGTAGAGGTAGGCATCGGAGAAGCGCCGAGCGAAGAGCGTCCAGGCGTGGAGCATCTCAGGGAACGACTTACGCTTTCCCTTGTTCATCGCGGTGATGATCGTCAGGTGCGCGTCCTCCGGCACGCGGAGTGTCTCGCGCATTGGCTGCACGTCTGCATTCCAGATCGAGCGGTCAATGGCGTGAGGGATGTAGGTGAGTCGCTCGCGTGGAACGCCAGCCTCAAGCAGCAGCTTCTCGCCGTTCTGGCTCATCGCAACGATGTACTTGTTATCCCCCTTGAGGCACCACTCAGCCACTCGACGTGGCACAGGCGCGTGATCTACAGGCACCCAGCAGACCAGCGGCAACGTGTGCCAGCCATCTGCAACGGCAGTCCACACGTCAAAGAGCGTAAGACCGAAGCCACCATCACGAGCAGCCAGGGCGATGTTCTCAGGTCCTGAGTCGTTGGCATACTTGAGCAGACCCTCGGCGTGGATCTTGATGCCGTTCCACTCCATATTCACAGGAGCGCCGTAGTTGGCAGCCACGCTGAAGTCGTGTCCTGCCCTCAATGCGCGGAGTCCGAGCTGCGCCAGTTGCGTGCCGTAGCCCGTTGGCACCATTGGACTATTCCCGACTGCGACGATCTTTGCCATTGCGTCCTCCTACTTGTGCTTAGTCACCTTGCCGTGACAAGTCCTGCATAGCGTGCGTAGCATATACGTCGGCACGATAAGAGCGCCACCCTCTGCCAGTGGCACGAGATGGTCGGCGGTGAGTGGGTTCTGTGGATTGTTATCCCGCTGACCGCATAGTTCGCAGAACGGAACCTCCTTCCGCTTCTGAACGCTCAAGCGTCGCCAGTCGGCAGTTCGATAGGGCGATGGTCCACGGTTGCGCGCCCACTCGGTCGCCTTACGCGGACCGCAGACGTTGCAGCGGTCGCCGTGCGTAGTCAGCACGCCGCAGGTGAGGCAGGGTCGTTGTGTGCGCTTCACGCCTTAGGGAATGCCGGTAGCGCCAGGTAGGGAGCCAGCACGCGAGCGAGATGCTCAATGGCGCGCTCTTCGGCGTCCTCCAGCTGCGGTTCTAGGACAGCCCACGCCAACTTGCCGAGTGACTCCTCCATCGTCTCAGCGACACGCGCATAGCGTGCCAGCACTAGGTGCATCAACTCGTGAACCAAGATCAGGCGCTGCTTCTCAGGCGTCTGCGTCCAGAAGTCGTGACTGACGCGTAGGTCAGCCGTTGGCGCTTGTGCGTGGGCGTCGATGTCCGCCCAGGCGTCCACGTCAGAGGCGGCTTCAACGATGGTGATCTCCCAGTGGTCAATGCCTAGGAGCACCTGTGCATCCGAGACCCACCCTCGGAGCTGCGCGAACTTGTCCTGTTTAGCCATTCGCCCTCCAGTAGTGGTGGAGCAGGAGTGGAGTTGCACCACTCGTTCCCCGCTGACCGGCAATAGCCATAGTGGTCGTGCGAGCGTCTACGCTGCCCCAGGTTAGACCCTGCCGATGGGAGGACACCACCGGCAGGGCGAGTGACAGCAGCACACCAAACGGTCGCGCTGTCGCTGGAGAATCGTAGCGCATCACTTCTTGACCCTCAGTGGAAGAGGCGAGACAGATCGCAGCGCGCAGGTTGAATCCCAGCAGGTCGGATTCTTGTCCTCGTCACCACCAGCGCAGTAGTGGCACATCCGTTCAACGGCGGTGACGTATAGACGCATTCGGTCAACAGGCATCACGCCAATGTTGCCAGCGGCGGCATCAGCCACCCACTTGATGTCGATGTCATCAACGAACGTGCCGCCGTAGTAGCGCTCGCGCATCCAGTGAACGCTGCGACCGTAGTTCGGCATCAGGTTGAACAGCGCGTTGAGCTTGATCCCTAGTGCTCTAGACCACGCCGTACAAGCCAGTTGGAACTCTCGCTGCTGCTCAGGAAGTTCACCTCGCTGATGGTCACCGCGAGCACGCCTCTGCCGAGCGGCGCGAGACGAGAGAACGCGGTTGGAGACAGATCGACGGCGCGGCTCTTGCTGTTCCACGGTTTCTTCAGATCCCTCCTGCACCCTCCGGCGCACTCATCCCTCACCGTCACGATGACGCAGCGCGTCGGATCGTCAGCTCGGCACACCTTGATCTTGTATGGCTTCGCATAGTACGAGAACGAGCCAACTGCTGCATACATCACCAGTTCGCCCCCGCGACCACCCTGAGCCGTGCTCAAGTATGGCGTACAGGTATCCACTCTGCCTAGATAGGCGACCCCTCTAGGACACCGAGCGCCGTACCAGGTGGCGACACCGTGTGTCGGCACGCCGTGCGGCGTCAGGTCTGGACCTCCGCTGCCGGTAAGCAGCGTGAGAGCCAGTAGGAGCGCTGTCAGCTGCTCTTCCCCATTAGGTCAACGAACGCCTCGAAGTCCATCACGATCATTGTGCGGCGGCGCGTACCTGGTCCAGGTGCGTCGCCAACGACGAGTGCCGCGATCTGGTTAGCGTTGCCCTTGACCGAGCGAAGCCATCCGTCGTAGCGCTCCGAGTAAGAGCCGTTGCCCACCTTGCACTGCGCGACGATCCAGTCGGACTGGATATCTACCTTGCCTCCAAACTGACCAACACGGATTGCTCCAAGCTTGGCAGCGCACTCGCGTTCAAAAGCATTGCCCTTATTGCGTGCGCGCTTCCCGCGCTTGGACTTCTCCGCGTTCTGCTGATCGATGTCAGCGTCTGACATATGACTCACTTGCGTACCAGCCTTCCTAGTCGTGCCTGCCCACCATCGGACAAGGTGAATACTGACTCGCTCACCTCTAGATGTCCAGCCTTGATCAGGTCAAGGATTGTCCGGCGGTTGAAGATATGCTCGTTGAGAAAGAACCAGCCGTCCGGTGCGATAGCATCCACATAGCGAATGCTAAGTTTGGCAAACTGCCGACCAATCTTGGGGTCATAGCACCAAGCATCAGCACCCTCTTGCACGCAGCGGATGCCGTCATCCAGCTCGTTGCAGAGGATCTCGGTCTGACTCACTTGACGCAGCCCTTGTGCCGCCACTCAAAGCGTCTGCTCTTGCCGCTGATAACCAGCACGCGCTGACCAGGGAAGACCTGCCGCTTCGGATCGGTGTAGTCAATGACCTTGCCACATTCGGTGCAGTCAGTCACCGTCCATACCGGCGGCTTAGCTGCGCCGCCACGCTTGGTCTTTACGCCTGCCATTCGAGCGCCCTCCAGATCCAGACCACGGTTGCTGCTGTGGTGAGCAGGTAGATCATTGACGCTGCCACGCCCTGACCTCTCTTGATTGCGATAGGGAGACTAGCGAAGACCACGCAGAACAGTGCAACGTTGAGCACCACGAGTGTGATGCCGATCCACTGGAACCCGCTCACAGGTCAACCATCCCAGACAGGAGCGCCATACGATCCGTTGCCAGTTCGACCGCTCCTTCAATGCTGTCCGCCTGGAATGTCAGCTCAGACCCAGCCGTGTCGATGAGTACCACCGTCCAGAGTGGCGGCTCACCGACACGAACCAAGCCGTCGTAGTGATAGCCGAGCTGCGCTGCGCGCGTCTCAAGTTCCGTCAATGCTGCGCTCACGATTCCTCCTCATAGGATGACTGCCACAAGCCGTTATCCACCATATGCTTCCGCAGGATTGCGTACGACTGATCCGCTGTCAAGTCCGTCGTGTCGATCTGCAAGTCGTACTCGGTCTGGAGATACCCAAACTCGGTGACGTCGCTGACCCCTTGCAGCACCCCACGGCGCTGTGTGCGAGCCTCAGCCGTAGCGTGGACTCGGACAATCACGATGCCAGGGATGTGATGCCGGAGGTAGTGCGCCTCTAGCGGTAGACGAACGTCATCCACCACCACCAGCCGGTTGCCGTTCTTGACCTTCAGGTACTCGGCGTGCCACGCCTTGATCCAGAACGATGCATCCAGTTCTCGCAGCTGCGCGCCGATCTCCTGGAGGATCTCACGACCAGAGACCTCAACGTCTAGCCCTAGGCGTCGCTGGCTGTACTGCTTGCTCTTGTCGAAGTCCTCGCCGTATCCGAGCGCCGCTACCGTGCGGATCGTCTCGGCGATAGGCAGGATCGTGTACGGATGTAGGCGACGCTGCTCCAGCATTGCCGCGAGCGTTGACTTACCAGACCCCTGTGGTCCTACGAATGCGATGTTCACTTGCTTACCCTCCTGACGTACTCAATCCACATATGAATGCGCTGTGGATAGCGCTCAACGAATCCGACGGCACGGTTGCACGGTCCGCAGAGCAGCGCCCTGACGCACTTGCCGCACGAGATCGGCTGACCCTGCACCCTTCGCATACCGGCTCCCTCATACTGGCAGCAGCGCGGATCGTGATCGACCGTCACCGCTCTAGGCTCACCAAAGCGCAGCGGCTCTCTGCACGCTCCACACCGATCAGCCTGTGCCACCCTCAATGCCGTGTATTGCTCCATCGTCATCCGGTGGTTGTAGAGCGTGTACTTCAACACCCTCATCGCTCGTTCCTCTGGAGTCTCCTTCGCTCGTCGTTCTCTCTGCAAGAGCGTGCGAGCTGAAGGGTTCTCCACTCGTACCCTCATTAGCGCTTCACTCCAAGGATTTCTCCAATCGGCGTGAGCCGTCCAGAGCCAGAGCGCTTAGGGGATATAGGGGTTCTATTCTTATCTCCTTCTCCTTCTCTTTCTCTGTCCGTTGACCTACCCCTGTTTTGATCTCGCCACTTTTGTCCACGAGCAGTCGACGTGGGGTCGACTTGATAGCGAGAGTAGTTCGACACGGCGATGACGCCGTCTCCAGATTCTGTCAGCAGACCACTTTTCAACAACCCTTCCACACCCCTGAAGAGGCGTGGACCAATGACGGTCTTGAGGTGCTGTCGGTTCTTGAAGACTCCGCCGGAGCGCAGCAGCTTCACCTCTCCGATGATCGTGATGAACGCGCGGAACTGCGTATCCGTCAGCGCCGAGATCTCTGCGTCTCGGTGTGCGTTTGCTACCCACTTGAACCAAACCATATGTCCTCCTGTGTTAGTGGCTGGGAGAGGTGGAGGTCGCCAGTCTCTCCCAGCCGTAGATGATGCCGTTGACTAGAACGGCAGTTCCTCTAGCGCGGTCTCTAGCGCAGGGTTGCCATCGTGCAGACCCTTCGCCTTGGCGGCGAGCATCGCCTCACCCTCATCGCGCACCTGGGCATTGACCCACGCGATGCTCGGCTTCCTCTTGCAGAAGTCGCCGTTCGACTTGCCAGAGCAGGCGTAGAAGGCGTTGTACGCCCTGCCAGCCTTGCTGACACCGGCAGGCTTGTGCGACCAAGCGGTGCGATGGTCTGGGCATTCACCCTCCGCGAAGAGCATTGCGGCTGCTACCACTGGATCGTTCGTAGAAACCGACGGCTGAGAATGGCTCACAGAATCAACGGAGACCGCCCTAGGAGCCACGGAGAGGCTCGTTCCTGTGCCTGACGCATAAAGAGACCGCCCCACGCCAATCTGAGCAGCGCAGCGGCGTAGCGCGTCGCTGGCAGCAGACTTGAGCGGCTCGTCATCCTGAGCGCTGTTTGGATAACCGAAGTCCTCTCGGACGGTGGTCACGCCTTCAATGACGGCAACCAAAGTGCCGTGAACGACTGAGCGTGCCGCGTCGGCAACCTCAACCTCGAACTGCCAGCCAGCCAGCCCTAGAACATCGTCTAGGCGTTGAGCTACGGCTCGCGCGTCGGCGTAGGTGAAGGTCATTCCGCCGCGCCCTGGGCGCGTCTTCAGATCGGCTCCGGTAAAAGGCGCTGCGAGTGCCGCTGCGATTTGCTTACTCATTGCTTCCCTCCTGAACTACTAGGCGCGAGTCTTGATGAGGCGCTCGCGCATTGCCTACTCCAGCACCGAGACGAGCAAAGAACTCATCTACCGACACCAGTTTGTCATTGGTGACCTTCACGCGCTTTCGCTCGTCATAGACGTGCTCAACGCAGTCACGTTGGAACTTTGCCTGAGAGCACACGCCCCAGACGCGCCACACCGACGCTGGATCTTCTGGTCGCTGTCGATCACCAACGAGCTGCACGAGCAACGCAACGTCTGCCTTGAAGTGCTCAGTGCTGTTGAAGATCAGGTCGCGCAGCGTTGATGTCTTGACATCCCACCGATAGCCATAGGCGACAAAGTCAATGCCGCTATCGCCCTCCGGTCGGATCTCCCAGTCCAACACTGTTGACCAGTCCAGATCCAGAGCACGGCACGCGGCGATCTCGCCAAGGCGACCCATCAGGTCAACGGCTGCCGAGTTGCTGTTGCGGTCGTACCACTGATCCACTACGCGGTGCTGCTTCTTGAACGCCTGCTTGGCGTTCGTCCAGTCCGTAGCCAGACGCACCTCAACGTCGGTCAGCCGGATCTCCTTAGGATGCATCGTCACGACCGAAGACTCGGAACACACGCGCCCCTGGCGTCTCTTTGGTAGCAACCGAGACTGCGCGCTGATAAGTGTCTGGAGCGATGTACTCGAACACTTCAGCAACAGACTTCCAGTCCACCTTGGTGCTGCTCTTATTCTGCTTCCAGGTGGCAAGCCAACCTTGACCCTTTACACCTTCGCCTTCACCGATTGCCTCCTTGATGGCGATTGCCATCTCCTTGAGTGCAGCATCGGCAGCCTCTGCCTCAGCCTTCGCTTCGATGTAGAGGCGCGCGATGTGATCGAGCTGCGGATCAGCGACCGTGTAGGTGTTGCCACTCTGCGGCTTGACCTCTGCGAGCGTGTCGCTGTCGTTGCCGGTCAGAGGTGGCGGTGTGCCACTGGCGACCAGTTCACGGAACGCAACCGCCTTATCGAAGAGCATCGTCTGGTAGACAGGGTCAGCCTCTACGCGCTCAATGCGGAAGACCAGCCCTGAGAGTAGGACTGCCACATCGGCGTACTTGGCACCAGTCACAAACATCTGCCACTGCACCTGGTCAACGTACTCAGGCGGCACTGGATAGATCTGCCAGCGGCTGCTCGTTGAGGTCTTGATCTCTACCAAGCCCTCAGGGTCACCAACGATGGTGCGGTCTAGCGACGCCATCGCCCACGGATGCTCTTTGAGTCGGACGATGCCGTTCGACTTCCGCAGCTTCTTGCCGGTCTCGGCGCTGTAGTAGTCGGCAACTGCCTGCTCTAGCAACTGACCGCGCTGTGCTGCTGCACCTGCTGCCTGCTCACCAACCTGACCAGTCAACTCCGCCCAGAGGCGGTATGCGGTCTTGTACGGTGAGGTGCCGTTGATGGCGGTGATACCGGTGGCGGTGATGCCGCCCTTGCGGATCTCGAACCACTCAGGGCTGCGCTGCGGCGCGCTAATGAACTCGTATCGCTTGCTCACTTGACCTCCTGTGTCTTCTTCAATGCCTGCTGCGCGGCGCGCAGCTTGCTCTTGGCGATTGCCAAGCGATCCTCATCGCCTGTCTTGTAGATCTCTACGACCTTCTGCCAATGACTGACGCAGCAGTCAGGACAGAGACGCTCGATCAGGCTTGGCTTGGTCTCTGTCTGCATCTGCCTAGCGCAGATGCTGCACTTCCACTTGGTCACTGTGTCCTCCCAAATACTGGCTGGCTCTTGGCGATCTGGATCAGCAGCGCCCAGCAGACGCCGCAGATCTGGTCACGCTTCTGCGTTGACTTCGGCTTGATCGGTGACTTGCAGTAGGCGCACCTCATCGTGCAACCAACTTCCACACCAGGACAATCAACACCCAGAACGCCATCACGGCGACTGTCTGGTTGAAGCGTTCGCGGTTGTGAGCTTCTCGTTCGAGTCGCTCGTAGTCGCTGACAAAGTGCGGTCGCACCACCATCTTTGGCGTGGTCTTTCGGTTGACCTTCATAGAACTCGTCCTCCCATTGCTACATAGGCGAAGAGATAGCCGATCACTGCGTACAGTGCCAGGATCACTCCGCGGATGATTCCGGTCTTGATTGCTGCGAGCATCATCAATCCTCCTCTACCTAATCTTCCAGGCTGAGCAGATTGTCCATCTGCTCATCAAGGGTCATACCGAGCGTCTCCAATCGGCGCGCACCGATTGCCACCTGCGTCTCCTCTGATAGGTGGCTGATTGGCAACTCCGCTGCGAGTTCGCCTTCCAACTTTGCAAGGCGCTCGCGGTACATCTCGGCGATAGCAACCGCAGCCTTGATGCTGCGCTGCTTTGGATCGAACTCTGTCATCCGAGCAACGTGCGCTTCCTGCTTGGCGAGCTTGTCCTTGAGGATCTCTAGTCGCTTGCTCATCTTGACCTCCTTGTCAGTCCAGCCGATTGGCTGAGTCCTGCCTGACTTGGTCAGCATACGCTCAACGGCAAGCAGCCGTCAACCCCTAAAGCACAAGGGGTGGGGTGAATATGTTTTATGCAGGGTGGATAGCCCCCTGGGTGGAGGAGGGACCACCCAGGGGAAGCCGCCTAGGACGGCTGAGACAAGTCCTCTAGGCTGATCGCTACCAGGAGCCGGAGGCAGACCCCACAGAGCAGCTCGCCTGCGGACTCAACCTCCCAGACCCTAGCGACCATCTCGCAGACCGAGCAGTTGCCGAACGGCTTGGCAACTCGAACTGGCACGATTTACTTGTGCGGACCGTTGCCGTTGCGGATCTCCTGCTTCGCCTTGCCGATACCGAACTTCGGATCGTCAGGGTTGAGCGCACGCACGATGACCTGAAGGCAGGCGGCAATAGCGCCAGCAAAGATCATATCGGCTTGGTCAGCGTCCAGGCGTGTGATTTGTGAGCCACTCGCCAAGGCGATGGCTAGTCCTGTTCCAAGCCCTGTGCGGAGCGCCTCAACGACCATCTCATCGATGCCGGTGTTGGCAATGATCCAGCCGATTGAAGCGGCTGCCTTGGCGCGGATGCCCTTCTTGCCGTTGCTTGCCTTGGCGGCTTCAACGAGCGCAGCGATGGCTTCCTTGCCCTTGTCATCCCAGTCCACGCGCTGAAGCGCTTCCTCAGCGTCAGCGATCACCGCGGCTGTCTTAGTAGCCTTTGGCATAGAACTCCTCTCTACGTTGCTCTTAGGTACCTCTGCGGCGATTGTAGGAGCAGGTGCAGGAGCGCTGACTGGCGCGACCACAGGAGCTGGAGCCACGACTGGCGTAGCAACTGGACCAGGAGCGGCGACCTTGCCTGGGTGCGTGACGATGAGCAGGCACTTGTAGTCGACTGCAACCTTCTTCGCCTTGACCTTGCTGTTGGCGATCTGGCGCAGCTGCGCCTCTGTGACCGGCACGCCGTACTTCTCCGCGGCTTGCTTGTCATCGCGCGTCGGACACGCCCACTGCCAGCCGTGGTCTTCGCACCACGCAGCGCTCGTCATATGACCGTAGCCAGCCTTCAGGTGAGCAGGGTCTTTCTTTGTCCACCACTTCTTCCAGACGTCGTGCCACTTCGAGATATGAACGTCGGCAGGGTAGCCAACTGGCTGTTGCACCCAGACCATAAGTGCGGCACCCTGCTTGGCTGCTGCCATCGCATCCTCCCACGACTTCGCGTAGCGCGCCTTGCCGCCGAGTACCGCGATGGTCTGAACGGCTTCCTTGAGCGAGCCGCCTGCATCGTTCACGCCTTGCTTGTCCTTGCGCCCTGTCGCCTTCTCGAATGCCGCCACGCCGTCAGCGGCGCTGTAGTCGACCGTGTAGCCAGAAGCCCACGAGACTGCGGCGGCACAGGATGACCAAGTGCAGTCATCTAGGATCTGATTCGCGGCACCCTTGACCTGCGCCTCAGCGTCGGCGTACAGCTGCGACTTGACGCGGTAGAGCGGCATTAGGCGTTCTCCTGCTTGATGATCACCGCAATCGCACGAGCGGCTGCCTCAAAGTCCAAGGCGGCGCTTACCGGATGACCAGCGGTTGATCCCTCTGCGTACTCGTTGCCGTCCTCTGCAACGCGCCAGAGCGTGCCGCCGAAGGCGCTGTTGTTCTCGTTCGGTACTAGTGCAACCCACTCGCCTGGAGCGGTGTTGACCTTAGTCCAGCCCTGCTCGTGAATCTGCTCGATGTGATCCGCTGCGCTCATTACTCCTCCATCCACCTAAGTGGTCCAGTGATTAGCCAGATCAGCGTCAGTCCGCCGAACAGCGTAGCCATTGTGGACTGCGTGTCTCCCTCTGGCAAAACAACGACAGCGAAGAGCAGACCGAGAATGGTCCACGCGCCGCCTACGAGATCAATGATGATGCGCTTGATCACTTGTCTACCTTTCTCGCTGCGCTTGCAGCGGCTGCGCTGGCGGCGTTCGATGCAGCTGCGACAGCCGCACTCGCTACCTGACTGATGACGATGGCAACAGCAACCGGAGCAGCCTTCTGCTTCTCAGCAGGAGAGAGATCCTTGCCGAGATTGGCGATGGCTTCCACAGCCTGAGAGACGGTCTCAGCCACAGCGGCTGCCGCCTCTCCAACTGCTTCGCTCACGGCGGCAATGGTCTCGCCAACCACTGCTGCTGCTTCTTCCGCAATGTTATCTGGTGAAGGCGACGGCTCTGGTGTCGGCTCCACGCTCGGCTCTACCGATGGTGAGTCACTAGGTAGAGGAGAGGGATCAGGAGAAGCGGACTCACTCGCACTAGGTTCTGGCGAAGGGTCAGGCGTGGGCGACGGCTTGGGTGTGGGAGTCGGCGATGGGATCGGCGATGGTTGGACACTTGGCACCTCACTTGGTGTTGGTTCTACAGATGGTGACGGCTCTGGCGTCGGAGATGGTGATGGCTCCACGGATGGCGTAGGATCTGGCGATGGACTTTCTGAAGGACTTGGTTCTGGCGTTGGCTCAACAGATGGCTCTGGGCTTGGCTCTGGTGACGGTGTTGGAGTTGGCGCTGGCAGAGCGCTCGTAGTCAGCCACGCAGCCGGTACGACGCCGTAGCCGAGCGTTGGTGCGCCGTACCAGAGACGCGCACACGCACCACCACCCCACTCAAACATCCAGATGTCGAGCGCGTAGGACTGCCCTGCGACGAGCTGCGAGTAGCCCTCATTCGGTCCAGACCAGTGACCACCGCATCCGTGGAAGTTCCAGTCATCAATGGTGACCACGCCATCAAGCGTCATATACCAGCCGTCGTCTGACCAGTTGAGCCACTCCCACGCGCCGCTCTCTGGCACCGTCAGCCAGCCTGTGAAGTGGACCATAAAGAAGTTGTGAGGACAGCCCTCTGCGGCTGATGCGCCGCCCCAGTCAAAGTCGATCATTGAGACCACGCCAGAGAAACAGACTGGCTGCTCCGGCTCTTGCTGCCACGGACCGAGACCAAGCATCACACCGTCATAGACCGTCATTGTCACGCCCTGCTCTGGAGTGTCCTCAGCGCGCACGATTGGCAGGAAGATGAGCGTGCTGAAGATGATTCCTAGGAGTGGGAACGCGAGCCGCTTCACTTAGAGAGCAGCGATGCGATTAGTGGCACAAGCACGCTGAACAACAGCCCTGCGATAGCCACTAGTCCTCCTTTGAGTTTGTCCACATCTGAGCGCACCTGATCCAGCTTGGCAGAGTGTGCGTCCAGGCGCTCGATCAGTTGATCAATCTGGCGTGGGGTCACGGTCGCTCCTGAATCGCGCCACAAATCGCGCAGCACGCGTTCTCACCAATGACCTCTTGAGTCTGTCCTTCAAGTTCACAACCAGGTGTTGTGCAGATTAGTTCCCACATAGTCGGCTCCTTATCCGATTGGATACGCAGTCATCTGCGTGTATGCGAGTGAGAGGATCAATCCGTTGGTGGTTTGTACTGTGCCGTACAGCTTGAACTTACGAGCGCTTGTGCTATCTGCCACCCATACCTTGCTCACGGCAACAGTAGCGCCACGCCCTGATTGTCCAAAGTTATCGGCACGCCCATATCCAAGCACGGCAATCTGTGCATTCGATGCGTCAGTGACATCTGCGCGCACAAAGGCGTATTGGATTGTTGTTGTGTTGAGGGATGCATATCCGGTATAGGTGAGCAACCAGCGCTGTCCAATAAACTGTGGTGTGAAACTTGCCTCCGCGTTAGTCAGCGCGTAATAGGTTCCTGCCGTAGTAATCGTTGTTGTATCAGCAGATCCGCCCCTGTCGTATTGGCTCAGCGTATTATTTGGTAGCGAGATCCCCTTTGATGGGGTGATCGTAAGGTTTCCAGACGTTGATACCATCTTTACAGGTGTGACCGTTGGATCACTATCAGTGATGTAGAGCGCCTGCTTTCCAAGGTTTACGCGAGCTTCGGAGATCTGAACACTGACAAGTCCAGCAGCACCAGTTGCCTCAATCTCAACATACATATACGCAGCATCTGATGGCGCAACACCGCCTGTCGTTAGAAGCGATGAACCTGAAGTGTAATATCCAGAGTTTCCACCAGTGCCAGTCGTAGTCAGATCTGCTGTGACCCAATCGTGGCGGATTCGCAATCGACCTGCCGAATAACTATTGAGATACACCTCAAAGTAGAAGCTAAACGAGCGGTCAAGCGCTCCAGGAATCGGAATATATCGTTTGATTGAACGAGACGGACTGCCAGGCGTAAGAGAAAGGAACTGCAATACATTGCCAGATGCAGCAGTTGTAGAAGATTCAACCGTTGCAACAATGGATGTGTCTCCACTGATTGTCCAGTATGGCAATGGGTTCTCGTCGGTGATCGCCGCTGTAGCGTTATCCGGAGGAATAGCAAAGTCGCCGTTGGCGACGCCTGCCTGAATCTCACGCAACGCAGCTGGACCAAAGAGCAGTGATGTCTCGCCGTCGCTATTTGTTGAGACAAGGTTTGCGCCCTTGTCGCTGTTGACCCCACCCTCATATGCGCCAAAGCCTGTGTAGTCGGTACCGTACTTGCCAGCCATTACTCTCCTCCAATCAAGCCGCGAATACCAGTGAGGTACTGCCGGCGGAAGTCCGCCTGAATCTCGTACTCAACCTGGTATGAACCGCCACCCTGCGCAAACTTCATCGTCACAGTAGGGATGTACAGGATTGTATTAGACAAGTCGAGCGATGGTGCGTTGATCTTCACATACTGCCCTGGCAGCCACGCCTTCACCAGCGTGTAGGTTGCAGCCGCAGTCAGTGCGTATCCTTGGCTGTAGCCGTAGCTCCAGTCAGGGGATGACGTCTGACTCAGGTTGCCGCCACCGATGCTGAACGAAACGGTGCGTACCGGCTTGCTACGCGTCATCATCGTGGCTCGTGTCAGAAGGCTGATGTCCTTGTTTCGATCAGACTTGTAGGACACCTTCGGAGCGCTGAAGACTTCTTGTGGCAGAGGACCATTGCGTGTCGCCTGTCCAGCGCCATCGCTGCTGGTGCCGCTACCCTGCGCCGATGCTGTGCCGACGGATGCTCCTGAGGTGATCGTGCCACTCGTTCCTGTCGTATAGGTGAAGGTATTGGTGGTCACGCCTGTGATGGTGAAGGTGCCGTTGAGCGCTGTATAGCCGGTCGGTCCGCTGCTCAACTTCACGGTCACGCTGCGACCGGAGGCGAATCCGTGAGCTGGTGAGGTTGTGATCGTTGCGGTCGTTCCAGATCGAGCAGCCGTGGTGACCGTCGCCCTGAAGTAGGTGCCGTTGTAGGTGCGATAGTAGGGATCGTTGGTCGGCTGACTTGACGCCGCAGGTGACCAGAGTTTGTTGCTGTCGTAGCGTGCATAGCCATCAACTGCCTGAACAAAGATCCCCTTGACGATGTCCGAGTGATCAAGATTTACCGAGAGATCGCGTGCCAAGATACGCGTGACCGTAGAGGCGCTACCAGTCTGCACGCTGGCTGGATCAGTGACGATCTCGGCAGGGGCGTTGGCATATGCCGACGCGGTCTCCTTCGGACCATAGTTCAGGCGTCCGTCGTTATCGATCCAGTAGCGATACTGAACCTCAGCCAGCCCACCTGCTGCCTCAGCAACCTGATCAAGAGCGCTCTGAAGCGTCGTTGCCTTGAAGGTCTGCTTGCCAATCCTCTGCGCCGTGCCGGTATACCGTCCGCGCGTCGTGCCGCTGATCACTGCCGTGTTGAGCAGCTGGAGCGTTGCTGAGTCTGTGATCTGCTGTCCGAGCTTCTTGAGCAGAAGGTCAATGATCTCTCGGTCAGTGCTGGCTGTGTCTGAGTCAGCGACGCCTGATCCGAGTGTAAAGGAATCTACATACGATCCTCTCGTGACCGAGCGCGTAGAAGTTGTGTTGACGTCGTACACACCATTGCGGATGACGGTCTTCTGGAGCCATCCGTCGGCGTCTGAGACGCTAACCGTGGCGCGCGTACCGATACCGTTCTCCAGCAGGTTTGCTTCAATACCGGTGATGAAGCCAAGAAAGATTGGCGTGGTAGCGCTGTAGCGGCTGTCAAAGAACTGAACGCGCGCATTGTCGTAGACGCCACCTGAACGCCACCAAGGCGTCGTGCCGCTTGGTGTCTTTGGCTCAATCACATCGAACGACATTGACCCACCAGCGCCGTCAGCGGACATCGTCATATTCAGGCTGCCGAGATCTACATACGGAACGGTCGTGGAGGCTGGTGCTGGCAGTGTCAGCAGGTCACCACCAGCTCCCGCGCCTGTGACTCCTGCAATGATCAGCGTGAACGGATTCGCCATTTAGCGACCGCGCTTGAATGTGCCTGTGCGCTTGATCGAATCAGCAACGACGGTGTCAACCTTGCCAGTGCCAATAAAGATGTTGTAGGCGGTCGTGCTTGTTGGTCCAGCCCACGGTGTGCCTGGAGTCATTCCTGCGAACGGTGTGAACGAGCCAGGCGTGCCAGGCAACGGTCCGATTGCTGGACCGTTGTAGGTCGTGCTGGTCTGCCCTGGTCGCGGTCCTCCACCTGGCTGCTCGGCTGCAAGTTCTGCAAGGGTCTTCCCCTTGGAGCCTGCCGCGATTGCCATTACAGCCGCAGCGCTCAACGCAACAATCGTGACTGGCAATGCAGCTGCGCCAAGTAGAGCAAGCAGTCCTCCTCCGCCTGCGGCAGCAGCACCGCCAGCACCTGCCGCGCTGGCAGCAGCACCAGCTGCGGATGATGCTGCGATTGACGTTCCGAACGCAGCGACAGCCTTGGTGACTACCACCTTGGTGAAGACCTCAGCCAGCGCGTTAGGGATTGCAGTGCCGGCAATGTTGCCGACGATCAGCGCGGTGAATGGGTCAAGCCCACCCTTCACAAGATTCGCGGTGATGGCACCCTTCAGTCCACCGAACGCGAATCCAATGCCAGAGACGAGAGTAGTGATAGACCCGCCTGGTCCGAGCAGTTTGTCTGCCTCTTTGCCAATGCCGCTGACGCTGTCAACAAACTTCTCAACGCCGATCAGAGCCTTAGGAACGTTCGCCTCAAACTCAGCGAACAGGCTTGGAATCTTATCCAATACCTTGGTGACGATGATGTCAGCCCAGCGTTGCAGCTTCGGAGTGTTGGCTTCAATCAGGTGCGCGAAACGCTCCATATATGGCGCGAGACCCTTGAACAGTTTGCCCACTGCTGGAAGGAACGCCGCTCCGAACTGCTCCTTTAGTTCTGCGGCGCTAATCGATAGGACTTGGAACGATCCCTCAACGGTATCGGCATAGGCTGCTGCGCTGCCTTTGGTCTTACCAAGGATTGCGTTGAGCGCCTTCTGCCCACTAATCACCTTTGCATTGATACCGAGTGTCTTGAGCAGTTTGCCGCCGTTTCCCTGGTATGCCTTACCCACCGCGATGGTGGCTTCTTCTAGCGTCATACCGGTGGAGCGTGCCAACTCCATTGCAACGTTCTGGATCTTCTGTGCGTCGGTGTACTTCTTGGTGAATCGCGTGCTTGCTTCTACGGATGCGCGAACCTCATCGTCAGTGAAGGCGAGCTTCTGACCAGCGGCGATCTGCTTCTCAACAGCAGCGCGTACTTTATCGGTTGCGAATCCGCGCGCCTTGAGCGCAGCGTTCAGTCTGGCAGTGGCTTGCTCGTCCTCCGCTGCACCCTTGATTGCTGAGACGGTGAACGCACCGATTCCTGCGGCAATACCAGCGATGCCAAGGGTGACCTTCTTGAAGTCAGCGCCGATCTGTCCTGCGGTCTTACCGAGTCCGCCGAGCGCGGCGTTGACGGTCTTGATGTTTTTAGACGCGGCATCACGAGCGCTGATCGTTGCGTTGACTGCGACATTAGCCATTGCTTACTCCTACCCTGCGCGCAGGTTCGACATATTTGGGCGGATGCCGAAGACCGCTGCATCCTGCCTGAGCCGCTCATTACGAGCTGACCGAGCGATTGCCTTGACCTTGTCGGAAGCCTGGTTGCGACGCTTGGCTTCAGACTGGAGTGGGGTGAGCGGACCAATGAAGTCCGGCTTGTTCCATTTGCGAAGAGCGCTCTCTTGCTGGAACTTAGTCGCCGTACCGTTTGCATACTCGATCTCTAGACCGAGCACCTTGGCGCGCATCGCCTCATCGTTGAGCAAGAGCACAATGGTTTTCGCCATCGCGTCCTTGGCTACTTGGATATTAGCCTCTACGGTCTCAATAACAAAGTTGTTGCCACGAGTTCCAGGGTGCTCAATAAACTTACGATCAGAGAATAGGTTGGCGGCAGTCACCTTAGGGATCGTGTGTGGCTTAGTTCCCTTGACGGCGAACCACGCATACCAGGACTGCTTCTTACCGGCAACAGGTCCGACGATGGCACCTGGTCGAGTGATGCGTGAGCGACGTCCACGCACGCTCTTGCCGAGCTGCCCTGTGTCGCTTGGAGCCTTGGCGCGCACTGCCGGTGCAAGTGCTCGTGCAGCGTTGACCGTGGCGAACTGTTCCAGCTTGCGAACACCACGCCAACCGAGAGAGTTTAGGAATGCCTTCTGGAGCGCCTCTGCTTCGGCACGCACGTTGCCTTGCAGTTGAATCTCTACCGCGCTCTTAGCCACTTACTTGCTCCTTGGTTGAATCTCGCAATACAGGGTCCAATAGTTCATTAGATCTTCAGCAGTTGCGGTCTTCAGTATCTCCCACGGTGGCACGCCGTAGGCAGTGCCAAGTGTGTGCGCGATGATCTCAGGGCTGGTCACCATCACCGACTGTCCAATAGACAGCCGCCTGGCTTCCAGCCTTACGCGTTTGGGAGTGACGAGATCGCGGCTGCCCACTTCTCCATTGCAGCCGTGATGGATGCAACTGGAGCGTCAAGGATGTCATCGGTGGCATTGCCATCAATGTCCTTGAAGTTGTGGCTCACAACCAACTTAGCGAAGGCTGCGAACTGGACGGCGGTCTCACCCTGTAGGTCGATCAGGATACGAGCACTCACGTTGCGTCGCAGCTCAATCGTCCAACCGGCATACGAGCCGTCCAGTTCAATCTTTACCGTGTCCATATTGACCCTCCTACTAGCGCACTAGGCGCTGCTCTTTACGGCGCTGTTGACAGCGGCGAATCGATAACGATCTCAAGCGACTTGCCTGAGGTCGTGTCGTATGCCAAGCGGCAGGTAATCTCATTTACCACAACGCCCTCGTTATCGGCTGAGAGCGGAACGATGCTCTCCACTTCCCACGAGCCGAGAATCCAGACGCCGTATGAGTCGGCAGTCGTGCCGTACAGGCGCAGGTACTTCTGCGTAGCGATGTCGGTGATTGGGAAGGTCGTACCAGCAGCTGCGTTGCTCGCTACCGTGAAGGTAAGCGTTGCGTCAAGCACGCCGGTCAGCGCAGCGGTGGCTGCCGTCAGGCTGCCGTCAAGCGCCGTGACCATCCCCACACCTGTGGTGATCGACAGGTTGAAGTTGTAGATCGAAGCGTAGTCGGTTGCACCTGTGCCGCTCTTGTCAGGGAAGTTCGTGTCGGTGCTGAGCTTCATCAATCGCCCAGGCATAAACGGATTGGTAGGGATCGCGGTAGGGAAGGCGAGAGCCGACGTTGCAACAGTCGTTGCAGCGAAGGTTGCGCCAGCCTGAAGCAGACCATTGGCATCCGTTGACAAGGTGATCTCTGTCGGCGCTGCATCCCTGACCAGGAACTTCTGCACACCGTCGGTCACTAGGAACGAGTAGAAGACAAGGGTGTCAACATCGCCCTGTGTTGGCGACCACGTCCAGGTATATGGCGACGTTGCGCCAGAGGTCGTTGCGCCGATTGCGTCAAAGATCAGTGGAAGGGTGCGGAGCGAAGCAGGACCCTCAGCAAGTGTAAGGACTGGAGCCTTGCCGGTAATCGTTGGCTGGTTCGCCTGAATGGCGGTGCGCTTACCAACTGATACGGTCTCGCCAAGATCTACGGTCACGCCGAGATCGAGTGAGCCAATGGTCTCGCTGAAGAGGATCTCGCCGGTAGCGGTTCCGATTGAAGCTGCGGTTCCGAATGCAGACTGCGACGCAGTAGCGATTCGCGTCAGAGCCTTTGCGCCGTAGGTTGCCATCGTTTACTCCTTGCTCTACGCGGTGAACGCCACGGTGTCATAGACCGTGACTTCCGCAGTTGCCTGAACCGTCAGGTAGTCCTGATCGGCGTATGTGTCTGTGCCGAGTGTAGTGCCGGTGACAGCGACCTGTACCGCGTTTCCACTAATCGTCACAGCTCCATCGAATGCTTCGCGTAGCCACGCGCGCCAGGTGTACAGGTCGCGGTACTTCTCGTCCATCCGTGGGATAGGGAGAATGTACAGCACGCAGTTCACCGTGAGTACGACTGTGCGGTTGCCATTGCCCACCGAGATCTGGTCTCCGCCAGGGAAGAGCACAGCGGCTGGCACAACAGGGAGCGACTCAGGTGGAGTGGCGTAGACCTTCCGCAGCGAGTAGCCGGTCGGAGGTGTGACCGCTCCGAGACGCGTCGCAATGGCGTCAAGGATGGTCAGGTCGGTCATCGCGCCAGACCTTCTCGGCGGCGGTATGGATCAAGGATCAGCGCAGCTTCTGGATGCAGGGCGCGGCTCATCCGTAGGATGCCACCAAGGTCAGCAGAACCGATCACGCCGAATGGGGCGGTGCGGCTGTTCCAGACAGCACCAGCCTGGATGATCGCAGCCTGTGTGACGGCGGCTGGCACGGATGGGAATCCGAACACACCAACAACCTTGACGCCAAGGAAGACGTTCTTAGGGAAGTTCTTGGTCCACTTTGCCGAGCGGCTGATGCCGGTATATGCCCAGCCATCCAGCGCATAGTTCTTTGGCGTGAGCTGGTAGTCGGTGCCAGCAGTCCACGTCGTTGAGTAGGTGCCGTCAGCGAGATCGTCGGTGGTCAGCGTTGTGACGCTGACGAGATCATCGGTGAGGCAGTAATCCCAATCTTGTGCCGTGTAGTAGCGCGTCTCGGTCGCGGTGCCGAAGCCAGTCTTACGGTCGCAGTAGAGATCGATCAGCGTGTCGGTCGCATCGAGTACGTTCTGGAGTGCGCCGTCATCCGTGCTATCGGTAATGCCAACAGCAGCCTTGAACTGCGCCAGTGTTGCGTAAGACATTTAGCGACCTCCTGTCTGCATCCAAGTAAGTGTTTCAGTTCCATTGGCAACGATTCCGTACAACTTGTCTGTCTCTGGTAGCCACACTGTAAGTGTTGATCCCTTGTGTACCTCAAAGCCTGTAGATGTGGTCACGGCTGCTCCACCGACAAAGATGTTGGCGGTGCCGTCAACGTGCAGCGCGATCCACGACGCACCGACAATGCCGGTGGCAATGAGGGTTGCAGTGGTTCCCACAACGGTTTGCCCTGTGGTTAGGCTCACGCCTCTGGCTCCACGATTTCCGCCACGTCAGCAGCCTCAACAGGCACCGTGGCTGTCTTGGTATTCGGCTTCACAGAAGCGCGCTCTACGTGGCGCGTTGGTGCCTCTGCGTCGACATCTGCAATAGCCTCAGCCAAGCCAAAGCCAATGAGGCTCTTCGCTTCTGCCTCTGGCAGGTCCACGAATGAGCCGGATGGATATTCCCCACGGCGCTTGCAAAGTCGGACGAGCATTGTTGTTCTCCTTACTTGCGGTTCAGGGGAGCCGCCGAAGCGACTCCCCTTCCCCACTAACTAGCCGTTGCTAGTTGATTACGCGTTCTTGAGGAACTTGACAGCCGAAGGCTGTGCAAGACCCGTCGCGCCACGAACCTGAACCTTGTACGAGACAAGACCAAGGTTCCAAGCGAACTCACGCGAAGCCTCGACAGTCACGCCGCCCACGAGAGCGGTCTTGATCTGACCAAGGTCACCGAAGAGCACAGCCTTAGCACCGGTCGCAGGCACCGCAATGCCAGGAGCCGTGAAGACAGGCTTGCCAAGAAGGCGATCAACGCCACCCTGACCACCTGGCTGGAACAGCGGAAGGCTGCTCGACGTCGTGCCAAGGATCTGACCAAGAGCGGAGTCGCTCATAAGCCAGCCGCTCTTCGCGGCGTTTCGGTACTGCTGCTTCACCGAATACTGAAGAGCAACAAGCTCTGCGTAGGTGTAAGCAACGGTGCCAGCGGCGGTTCCACCGGTACCAGCAGCCGTGACCACAGCGGTCGAAGCGGCTGAACCGTGAGCAATCGCCATCTCCTGACCAGCGGCTTCGCTGATCATCGCGGCAACGTCAAACGCTGCATCGTTGATAAGCTCGTCCGAAACCTGGACAAGAACTGCGTACTTCACAGGGGTCAGGCTCAGAGCCGAACCAGTGAAGTCATCTTCCGTGATCGTTCCGGCTTCGGCGACTGAACCAGCCGTCGTGCCGAGAGCGGTCACTGTTGGGAACTTGATGTTGTTGCCGGTGGCAACGTTCATCACATCCACAACCGCAGGGTTGATGTATGGGTTGATCTGCCCAGCGATAACGTTCACACGGTTGTAAACGCTGACTGGGTTTCCGAGACCGGTGCTGGTCGTGATGTCACGGTACTCGAAGGTATCAACACCACCAACAAGACCGATTGAGCGAAGGCGGTCGTTGTCCGAAGAAGCCTTAGGAGCCGTCGGAGCAACAACAGCGGCGAACTCGGCGCGAGCCTCGTCAGCAGCCTTGCGAGCCTCGTCAGAAGCCTTCTCTGCGCGGAGGGCTTCGGCAATAACGCCAGCCTCTGCAACGAGCTTCTCGAAGCGTGCCTTGTCTTCACCCTCAAGGGCGATTCCCTTGTCGGCTGCATCCACGGCAATGCCGCGAGCCTCAACCAACAGATGCGCTCGCTTATCAGCAAGCTTTGCGATGTCAGACATTGTCTGCATCCTTTCTCCGCGCATAGGCGGACTATCTACTTATGCTCTCCTCGGTGGGTTGCTCTAACGCGGACTCGCCTACTCAGGGCGGTGGGGCGCAGGCACGAGACCTAGAGTGCGTCACCTTCTGCCGATTCAATCGCGAGCAGCGCAGCGGCGATTGACGGATCAATCCCTACTGGCTTTGGCGCGAGTTTGGATCGGACAGCATCAATGACAGCCACTTCCTCGGTGGACAGTTCACGTCCAGCCTTGACTGCTTCAAGTGTGGCAACCAGCGCCTCAGCCTCAACGCCGATCTTTGGCGCAGTGACTTGGCGGATTGCCGTGAGACCAAGGGTCGCAGGGTAGGCAGGGGTCTGACCACCGGCAGCAAGGATGCTCACCTCAAAGAGGTTGGCTTCCTTGATCGTGCGGTTGTTGCCATCCCACGCATCCTGAACCTTCTGGAAGCCGAATGACCAGCCTGCGGCTTCGCTCTCGTGCGTCAGCATCGAGATGACCTTCGCGGCGTCTGGATCGGCTGGATCTAGTTTGGCTTCTACGCGGAGACCAGTCTCATCCTCGGTGAGCTGAAGGCGACCGCTCTTGGTCGTAGCCAAGGCGCGCTGCTCATCGTGACCGAAGAGGAAGGCGATGATCTTCTGCCCTGCGGATGCGCGCGACAGTGAACGCTTGAATGCGCCTGGCGCAATGCGCTCCTCGAATGGCAAGCCGGAGGATGGGCTGTTCCAGATAGAGGCGTAGCCTGTGACGGTTCGCTGACCGTTGGCATCTGCTTCGCCAAGTCGGAACTCGCCGATTGGCATTGAGCGGATTTCTTTCTCTTTCACGTCAACAATCTCCCTATCTTCAGCTGCGATAAGAGCGTCTGCCCACGAGAGTACGCGATCAGTTGCTTCTGGGTCAGTCGTTTCCACACCCCACAGGAATCCTGCAACGGCACCTGGTCCAGGGAAGTTCTCGTCATTGCGGTCGCTGTTCTGTGGAACGCCTTCCCAGTCACCACGATGACGGCGAATCCACGCAGCCATCCGCACAACCTTGTCGCTCTCAACTCGACCAGCTGCAAGTTCGCGTGCTTCTGTAAGCGTCTCTGGCTGCAAGCCATCTCCGGCAAGACCTTCCTCTGCGAACGCCAAGCCCTTGGCTGCGGCATTGCGAATGTAGTCAGGTACGTCGTAGGTTGCGCGATCCTCTGCCATTGGCTCCTCCATTGGATCTTCTGCCATAGCCTCATCAGGGCTGTAAGCATCAAGACCAAGACCGCGCGCCATCTCCCGGACGTCGGCATCGTTATCAATAACCGCTTCAATAGCGTTCAGACCGTACTGCTTGATAAGAAGTTCGTACTTGTATTTCTTGAACTCCAAGCCGACGTTTGGACCAGGCGTCTCGCTGAAATCGTTCAGGTGAACCTGCGCGTGTGGCACGTCATTGGCATTGAGCCAGTCGCGCGTTTCTGCTAGTCGGCTAATCGGACGAGCAGAGACGATGATAACCTCATCGCCACCATCAGCAACATACGCCTTCAGCCAATCAATGAAGTCTTGTCGTGGCGTGTTGCCGGTCGTAGTCAGCGTGCCGTCAATGTCAACGATCAGGTAGCTCACGCGTTTGGCTCCTTGCCTACGGTGCCAATGTTGAGCGGCTTCCAGAACTCATTGCCACCAACCGGAAGCGGTGGTCGATCTTCTAGTGCGCGCACCTCGTCAAGGCTGAGGAAGCCGTTGTTGAGCGCGACGCTGTAGGCGTCGTAGCGTTCCTTGGTCGTTGGTCGGAGCAAGCCGTCAAGGTTGAACTTCACGAACGTTGTATTGCCTACGATCAGGCGCTGAAGCCCTGCCTCAATGCGCGCGATGAGTGGTCCGAGACCAAGGCGCAACCACTCGATGCTGATCACTTCAACGCTGCTGTATGAGGTATTGCCACCTGGATACTGGAGCAGGTGCAGCGGCACGCCGTAGATGCGAGCGATTGACTCAACACCCCACGCCATCGTCTCAATGAGTTGCATATCGCTGATCTTTGCGGACATCTGCTGGAAGTCTGCACCGCCGGTCAGAACCGCTACTTGGTGCATACGCTCTACGCCAGCGTGGCGTCGGTTGAATGATGAGCGCAGCGAGTCGGAGACATCCTGCGTCAACTCGCCTGGAACCTTGATGACGGCAGATGGAGCAGCACCGTTCTCGTAGAACTTCGCAGCGTAGAGCTGCGTTGCGGATGCAAGTCCGAGCGTCGTGCGGTGATGCTCAACAGGTGACATACCGCGCTGATGACCAGCGGTTGCGAAGAGTGGGATATGCACCATCTTGTCAGGACCAACACTGAATGCGCCGTCGTTAGTTGACACAACATAGAGCGGCACGCCGTTCTCGTCTGACTTGATCTCTACCTTCTGTGGATCTAGTACTCGCGTCTCAACGACGTCGCCCATCCGGTCAGTGAGGAACAGGATGAACGCGTTGCCGTCAAGCAACAGGCTTGAGACTACGGCGTGACGGAACTGGAATCCTGTGTAGTTAGGGTTCGCTGGAATCGGAGCGTCATACCAAAGTGGTCGTGTGACTGGTCGACGCACCCCGCCCTCGCGGATGAACGATCCAATAGGTAGGCTGGCAACGGTATCTGCATACAACTTGACGGCGGCATAGACAGCGCCAATCGATGTTGCGTTCTGCTGATTGACTTGGACTCCAGCTGACGAATCGGCTGGCTTATCGCTGAACCATTGTGCGCCAGAGACGGTGCGCTGCTCAGAGAGCAGGCGGCGAAGGATGCTCACTTACGATCTCCTAGCGTATAGCCGAGCGCAGCAATGGCTACGCCTGTGGCAATCAATGCGACTGGGATTGAGAATAGCGCGATCCCTACGATCACAAGTGTTGCACCCACAACCTCAAAGACATTAGACATCATAGATTTAGCCACTCCACTTTCGCTGTCTGCTTTGGTTCAACCTTCAGGAACTTTACACCCTGGAATGCGACTACGGCAGAGACAGCCGCGTCAATGCGGTCAGGCGACGCCTTGTACGCCTTGGTTAGCACCTGCCCATAGCGCGTGAGGCGCGTATGCACATTGCTGATATGGCGAGCTAGGAGTGGGTTGCCATCGTGCCGCAGCCCTTCTCCGGTCGCTACCGCTGTGAAGAATCGGTCAACGGCTGGACCCATCCGCTCAATGGTCGCGGTGGGGAAGACCGCCACACGCTTGCCGTAGCGACGCGTCCACTCCTCGATCTCCGACGCCCAGCCTGGAGGATCGCAGAAGAGCGTAGCGTTGTAGGTGGTCATCACCTGCTCAACGACGGCGTCAACCTCGGTGCGTGGCACCGTCCAGTCAGGGTCTCGGTTGGTATCGGACTTCTCCCACGCCTTGATGAGGAACACATAGCCATCCATCGTGCAGCCTGTGAGCACGGTCGCGTCTCGTGCATACGAGCCGTCAAAGCCCACGCTGATCTGCTCGCCTGGTACCAGTAGGCGGTCAGGCTCTTTGAGCCGCGCCCACGCCTCAGCGCCGATCCATCGGTCAGGTGGCTGCACAAAGCGGTTCAGGTGGTAGCGCTGCCACTCGTGCATCGGCACCTCGTTGGCGCGTGCGAGTAGTCGGTCAATGTCTACGAATGCCGGTGCGCTAGGGTTCGCCTGCTCTAGCGCAGCCCTGCGACCTGCGTCGGTCTCTAGGTCGTGGCTATCGGCAGCCGCCCACCATTCGACTAGGAAGCCAGGGTCGCTCACCTCGCCAGAGGAGATCTTCTTGGCATAGGTCAGCATCCGTCCGAGCAGGGTGTTCTCGTCTGAGCCTGCGGTTGAGATGTTCAACTCCAACGCCTCGGCTCGCTTGGCGAGCGAGTTAGACAGCACGAGATGCACGCGTTCCTTGTTGCCTGTCCACTCGTGCAGCTCGTCAGCGATGAAGCAGGTAGGGCGTCCGCCGTCATTCGTACCTGCTGCGGCGGCTACGCGGTACATACGACCAGGGCGATCCTTGATCAGGATCTCGGTGTCGTAGACCTCAAAGTGCGCGGCGAGTGGACCCTGCGTGAGCATAATCCGAGCAGTGCCGAAGAGAAGATCCGCCTGCTCAAAGGAAGCAGCAGCGATAGGAATATTTGGGGAGCGTGGAGCCTTCGGTCCTGCCAGTTCAGCCAAGGCAATAGCCGCCAGCAGCTCGGTCTTGCCGTTGCCCTTAGGCGTACCCAGCAGGGCGCGCTTCACCGTGCGCTTGTTGGTGGTGGGGTCGTACTCGTAGATGCGCCAGATGTAGGCACGCTGCCACGGCTCCAGCCTGAACGGCTCGCCGAACTTGTCGCCCTCACCGTGGACTAGGTTTGTTTCAATCCAGCGGCAGACCAGCCCACCCCACGATGGTGGTGGCGGACTACTGATCGGCGACGAGTAGAGCGGTCTCTTCGGTGTCGCCTTCGGCGTCGCCTTGGTCAACGTAGCGTGGGTCTGCTTCGCTGTTGGCTTCGGCGATGGTGGCGTTGGTGATCCTTGCATTCAGTTCCTCCAGGCTGCGAGCGGCTTCCCCATAGACGATGCCCAGTTGCAGCCCTGCCTTAGGGTGCAAACCGAACCGATCCTCTAGCTGCCGGATCTCGGCATCAACGGCTGTGCGCTGACGATACATCGGATTCAAGATCTTCTGTCCTTGAGAGCCTACGGTCATCGGCTCCTCGCGGAGGTAAGTGTCCATCCGCTCGCGCTCCTCGTACATCGAGAAGAGCCGCTCAAGCGCAGGGTACTGAGCAGGCTGCACGACCTGCGCGAACGGTGAAGCCCAGAACACTTCCCACGATTTGACCCAGCGCTCGGTTAGATGAGCCGGTGGCGTAGGCACTGAGCGTGGATCAACCTCGATCTGAGGGAGCACGCCAAGGTCTTTGGTCGCCCTGTTCTGGCGTTTGTCTGCTGGCTTTTTCGCGCTCACAAATAAATCTCCTGACCCTACGCAAGCCCCACACCGTACACGAGATCAACGAACTCGTCGCTGGGTACCGTACCACGCTCACCCTTTAGGATTTTGACCGCCCCTCCCCCTGAGGTCACGGTCGCGCTTGGCGAAGCCTTTCCCCTTGAAGTGGACAGGCGTAGCGACGAGCTGGAGAATCATCCAGGGTCCACACTCGCAGCGCGGCTGCACTGGTTCGTATGAGACTTGGAGTCTGCTCTCAGTCTTCTCGCATCGCGGACACTTGAACTCATACAGCGGCATTCGGTCTCCAGTCTGCGCCAGCCCAGTAGGGCTTGCCTAGTTTGCGTTCCTCTGTCCGGCGACAGTA